CACGACTCCATACCAAGCGCGGTGATGCGAGAATGCCGCCGGTTTCGCCAGTGTATTGGCCGAAGATGATGGGGATGGGGTCGCCGTAATTGGCAAGTTCGGCTTGGCTATCAAAGCCGCTAGTGGCGCTAAATTGATTCGCACCAGTGAGGCTACCAAGCTGCCGGCTAGTTACTTGCCCCGGTGCCTTGGGTGCCTTTGGCTTGGGCATCAGCAGGTAGCTGATGGCGCTAAAGACAAGGCCAACTGCAATGCTGATTAAAAGGGGGACAACAAAGGCGGCTTCTACATCCGGTACTCCGTCATATTCAGCGGGCCGCACCCGCGACCGTTTCATTGCCTCAATGGTGAAGGCGCGATATTCGGCTTCTGTGCAGCCGAGTGTGGCGACTAGCTCGCGCTCGAATGGCAGCAGCGGAAGGCGTGATAAGTCTGTAATGCCTCGATGCGACACCATCCCACTTGTTCTGTCGTCGGATTGATGCATAGGGCGCCCTGACTCCATACAACTGCAAATACTGGTTGCTCCTGTTGTAACAGGAGAACATCACCATCATAGCCTGCATTCGGTATGCGGCGACCCCAAGTGAGCAGGTCCCGCGCTATCCGAAGTTTTGATGCCTCGTACCATTGCTCATTGAACGCTGGCGTAGGTATGGCCATGGCGCGTAACGCTATATAAACCATGTGGATGCAGTCCACTGCGCGATCAGCTCCAGTGCCATCAGCGCCAAGACGATATGGGCGACCAATTAGATCAGCGCAAGCGTACATTATTACTAACTGGAATGGCGCCTACTAAATGCTGCGTTAGGCGGCGCATTGGTACGTCAGTGCCAACCGCATCGAGGACAGTGTCGAGGCGCAGTTGCAGGCTAGTTTCATCCCAGTTGCCATTGGATACTTGGCCCACGTATCTGTGCATCAATGATGGATTGTTGGCATTATCGGGATCGAGAATCATTACCAGTACAGTTGCAATCCACAGGTCTTGCACTGCGTTTAGCCCCCATGCGCGGCTGATTTCATTATTGGGAAATACCAAAGTAGCCTCTACATTGTCACCAGCGCGATTAACCGTGACGCCCGAGAATCCAAACGGCAGAAATGAATACACGCTGCCGTTGTACGTGGCAGTTTTGTTGATGTAGAAGTTTTGGAAATGGTAAACTTTGCCACCGCCTGGTGTGCTGAAGTCTAAATAGTTACCGAGGGCTAAATCCATTTACATTCCCACCCTCTTACGAGTGCCCGGAGACTGCTGCAGGCGACGTAGTGTGCGTTGCTCACCTTGCGCTGCACCTTGCTGTGCCGCTTGACGCATTCCAGCTTGGAATTGCGAGGCGGTGACGTACTCGACATCATTAATGCGCTCGACGTTGTAGCGGACATCCACCACCATAGGCCCAGCAGCGGCTGTAGCAGTGCCGCCTTCAGTGCTGCCACCACTGCCAGCGATGACGCCTTCACCACGTGCGCCACGGCTGTAACGCGACATGGCCGATTGCATCTTGCTGGCGGGGATGACATATTCCGATTCGCCGCCCTCGCCGATAACAGCGCTGGTTGGGCCGGTGACGAAGCCGCCTTCGGCCATGAGCTTGGGCATTGCCAGTGCGCCGCCAAAGCTAGTTTTAGGTGCGCTCTTAAATGCGCTGCTGTAATTGCCACCACCACCACCACCGCCTGCGCCACCGCCAATGATACCAAGTATGGTTTGCAATATAAACATCTCAATCATCTTGGCAATCATCTGCGATGCCATGTCTAAAAAGTGATCCGCAACGCTTTTGAAGAATGACGCTAAGGCTTCCTTGGCTGTCATGCTGCCAGAAACTAGGCCCATGAATGCCTGCTGGAATGCGCCGCCAATTGCTTCAGCGCCTTGCGTTACTTGGTTGGAAAGGCTTGTTAGCTCTTTGAGTTCATCTTTTACTTTGTTTAAGCGTTCTTCTATCTTTTGGCTTTCTTCTTTAGGCTTAGCCAGTTCAGTCTTTTTGCCTTTAATGGCGTCAGTTTGCTCAGGCGTAAACCCTTGACCGCGTAATTTAGCAATCTCCGCTTCTAGTCGCAGTTGCTCACGTGCTTGCTCGGTAGTGGCAGATTTAAGTGCTAGCTCTAAGTCAAGACCAGCAATGATCTCATCAAATGATTTAGTGCGTTCCGCTTCAATGCGT